TGACCGGTCCGACGGCGATGGGAGGCGGCCCGAATGCGTTGACCGCCTGCGCCGCCTGGCGCGTCGTGCGCTGGATAGCCAGCATCTGCCGGTCGTTGATCTGCTCCGTGTTCGGAGGGAGTTGCTGCCTCATCGCATCCCCCCGTATGGGCCCCATCGCCACCTGCGATTGAGCTTTCGCGCACCATCAAGGAAGTGATCCGGCTCGGCGTCGTTGCGGTTGGATACGAGCGCTCGCAGGCGGTCGAGTACCTCTTCCTGCCTCGCTTGCATCTGCCCTTTCAACTCCCAGTCGCGGTTCTTATCGGCGAAGCATGTGGCCGCCCATGCGACGATGAACTCCTCGAGCCCATTGATACCGTCGACGGTATTGGCCGGGCTGACGAGCCTCACAGCAGTCTGCACGAACTTCATGTCGATGCGGAACGCTCCGCGCGGCATGCCTCGTAGCTGGATGTTGTCGCCCACGAGTCGGTAAAAGCCGATGCAGTCGTTATTTACCCAAACATCATCGTTCTGGATGATGTCGATGTCGATCTCGTCCCACACGCGCAGCGTCCGCACGAACCCGAAGCTCGTGAGCGTAACGCCGCGCAGCTCCAGGAATACGGCAGGAAGCGCGTACGTGTCCGTGCCGCTGACGGTCATGAAGAACGTCGAAGCCTCCTGCACGCCTTGGCCGTCCGCGCGCACAAGTTCGGAGTGAAACTGGGCGATGCCCTCATTGATGCAATCGTCCAGCTCTGCATCCGGGAAGCGCGAGGTTTCGCGCTCCGTGTCCGTGCGCCATCGCACGCGGCTCCGCAACGTGGTCAGGCTCACGGTCCGCATCGGTCAGTACTCCTTAGCGATGCACGCGCGTATGGCGCGGAGCATCGCGGCCTTGAATGCCGGCTCGTCCCCGTCCTGGACGGCCTGGTAAGCCTCGGACAGCGACAGGTCCTCTGACCCGCCGCCGCGCTCGGATGCGGGCTCAGGCCCTTCCTCGTCGGCCGGCATTGACTTGCCCTTGGGCGGCTTGCCGGCGATGAGGAGGAGCCCTTTCATGGGTTTGCCCATGGCCATTACAGGTTCGCCTGCGTTTCGTTCCACATAAGATTGAGGAACAACACGTCGCCCGTCGCAGGGTCGGTCGCAGTGGCGCCGTTTTTGGTCTCGTAAATGAACGACGGTGCCGTCACGCCATCAGGCGATGCGAGCGTCGCGTTCACGGTGAACGCCTGCGTAGCGCCAGCGAGCTTCCACGAGCTGTCAATGCCCATGAACTTCCGGAATTGACGGTCGCAGACGATGGTGACCTGCCCGGTGCCCGTCTTCGATGCGGAGACCACGAATGGCCCCTGCACCGAAGCGATGGCGCCGGCAGCTCCGTACGTGATGATGATCGGCGCTATGACGATGCCCGGGAGAGCAAAGTAGAACGCCGCGGACTTCGGTAGCGCTCGCATGTTAGTTTTTCTCCAGCGGAATCGTGAGTCGGGCGCCGACAGTTGCGGAGGCGATAGCCACTCCGCTTCCAGTTTTCGCAACGGCAACGGTCAGGACGTCGCCAATCTCGAATTGGAAATCACCGATAATGGCAAGGTCGCGCGGGACCCAAAGCACCGTGCTGCCTCCGGCCACATTCGATTGGAACGAGGCCACTGGAACCGCGGCGCCGCCTGCGCGACGGCGGTTGATGGTGACCGTGAAGTTATCCGTGCCGCTCGCCGTGACAGCGACGCCAGTGACGACCTTCGGCCCCTCAAGGACAGGCGTGAGCCCGGTCTGCCCCGGCGCGGGCCCTTGCCCGAGCTTGCACCGGTGGATGACGGTATGCACTACGTGTTCGGCCACCGCGGTTGCTGCCGTGCCTCCGTCCGTGAGCGGCACGGGGATATAATCCGTGACGACCGAGTTGATGGTCCCTTGCGGGTCAGTGATTTGCGTGTTCGAGCCGACCGCGGAGCCCGTCCACTTTTCCATATCAGACATGTTTTAGGCCCCCAGCACGTGTTGGATGGTCGCGTTGAATCCGGGCGCTTCGCATTGGAGCTGGTTGTACCCGGCGAATCGCGACTCGCGTGAGTCGCTGTTCTCCTCGGTGCGCTCGCCATCGACGAGCCGAACGAGAGGACCGACGCTTGCGAGCGTCCACGTCGCGAGCTGCAACATGTAGCTGCGGCCTGCGGGGCAGTCGGGGTCAGCGACCGTCTTGATCTCGCCGCGAGGGCCTTTCAGGACGATGGCGTCATACGACATGCCGGGTTTGAAGTCGCCGATGCCCGCCGCCGGAGTCGTGGTCCGAACGAGGTTGCCTGCACCTTCGAGCTGCGAGCGGAACACGTTCCAGTCGGACGTGTTCATCACCCACGTGTCGGGCTTGGCGGACGCATTGACCATCATCGTAGCGGCTTTCATGCCCGCTTCGTAGAAGGTCAGTCCGAGCGCGCCGATGCGGAAGCCCGCGTATTTGCGCGAGTTGACGGTGCGGTCGACCGTGAACAGCGTTCCGGGGACCGCACCGGTGCCAGGCTTGACCGGAGGAATCCAGCCAGCAAGGCCCGTGATGACGTTCCCGAACACGCCGGAGCGGAACAGGTAGTCGTTGACGAGCGCCGTCGGGTAATTTGACAAGACGGGCGTAGTGAACGTGATCGTCCCCGCGTCCGCTGTGTCGTCATCCTCGACGCCTGCCACGTAGAGCGGCGAGCCTGGCTTGATGGCGCCCGACGTGCCGTCCGTGAGCGACAACGTGACGGCCATGTTCTCGTAGAAGAACCGGGCGCGAAGCGGGTCGGTCAGGACGATGGTGTTGCCGCTGATCGACGCGATGCGACCGAACGCCCCGCCGCCGTTGCCATAAAGGAAGCCGCTCATGTCTCGGTTCCAGGTCTCGAGCGCCCCTTCGGACTCTCGCATGTACGGCTTGACGATGACGGCTTGGTTGATCTTCGCCTGCTCAATGAGGAGGTTTTCGATCGAGAAGAGCGAGTAATACTTCATCGGCGTGAAGGCGAAAACCTTCGCGATCGATGGCGACTTGTTCCGCTTTGCTTCCGAGAAGTCCGGGCCCACGCCCTGTGGGGTTCCCGTGCCGACAGCGATGTGGCGCACGGTTTCACCGAACGTCCCGTCCTTGTCGATCATGCCGAGCAGCGGCCCGGCTTTATAGACCTCGGTGTAAATTGCGTTTTGCGGCCATAGTTCTCGGCCAAGATTCCAATCGGGTGACTTGAGTGCTCCGGCAGCCATGCGGCCCTTTCCGCGCCGTGATTAGCCTTGTCGGCCCATCAACTTGCGCTCCAAGCGGGCTCCGCGCTCTTTGAGGGACAGCATTTCAGGCTGCTCCTCGGCGACCAACATGGTGCGCCCAGACGCGTTCCGCTGATTCACGAGTTTCGCCGGGGCTTTGGCGGGGAGTTTTTGGGCGGGCTGCGTGCGGGCTTTGGTGGCTGTAGTCTCGCCCGTGGTCTGCCGGGCTCCGTAACGCGATGCTTCTCGCTTGAATCTCTTCTCGAGTTCTACGATGACATCGTCAAAGTCAAAAGGCAAAGGGCGCCCGAAGGCGTCGCGCTTCGTTGCGGCCAGGTGGTCGCACACGGCGTTCGCGGACTCCACGAAGTAGTCCGGGTCGTTCTCGAGCGTGACCGCTGAGTGCTGTACGGCATCCGCGTAATCTTCGCTGCCAGCTAGCTCGGTGAGCCGGTTTTTGAGCTGGCCCGCGGCGGCTTCCGTGTCGCGCTGCGCCTGCATTCGCGCCATCTCGCCCTTGATGGCCGCGAGCTCGGCGGCGACAGGGTCAATCGCGCGCTTGGCTTCCTGGGCCGCCCGCTTCGACGGGTCGTTCGCCTGGACGATATATTCGCCGAGCTTCTCGCCGGTGCCGTTGTTCTGCTCGAACCACTCGAGAATGCCCTCGGGCGTGGCGAGCTGTTGTCGCATCGTCTGGAATTGCTGCTGCTCGCGCGCGAACGCCTCGCGCTCACGCTGGAAGTGCACCATCTGCGCTTGGAGCTGTTGCTCCCTGGCCTGCGACGCGCGCGCTTCCTTGCGCACAGAACGCTCGAGCGCGGCGATTCGGTCAATACCCGCCTCGCCGTCGGCCTCCTCGGCGTCTTCCGCGGGCTCCACGCCACCGAGCGGCCTGACCTTGGCCGTTTCAGCGCGGGCCTTGGCTTTCGCCTTGGGGACGCCAGGCTCGGTCGCGACTTCTTGCTCCTCGCCTCCAGCATCCTCCTCGAGCGTCGATGAGCCTTCACCGGTCAACTCGGTCGGCTGCGACGCGTCAATCTTTGCTTGCAGCGTCGCCATTCGGGCCGCTGCGCTCGGGACTACGGTGGCTGCCTCGGGCTGCGAGGTGATGACTTCATCGGGCATGGGCTATGTCCTCGTTCATTGCGGCATGGGCCCCATTGGCGGGGCGCCGTTCATCATGGGTGGGCCCGGAGGCATACCGGGCGGCATCGGAGCGCCTGGTGGCGCCATGCCGGCGGGGCCGGGCATCGGCATAGGGCCTTGACCAGGAGGGGCCATGGGCGCGGCCATCGGGTCGGGCGCGGGCGCATTGGCTGCGAGCAAGTTCTTGCATGCCACCATGTACCGACGCAATGCGGCCTGGTTCTCAGGCGGCAAGCCTTCGTTCTGACCCTGGTTGTAGCGCTGTTGCGCGCGCTGCATCGCCCACGTCGGGTCTTGATAGTTGTTTGGTGTCGCGACCTGCTCGGCGTACTGAAGCTCCTCGGGCGTCTCGGCGTCGTAAATGGCCTCGAGCTTCTCGTCGACATTGAGACGATCAGCGGTCACCAAGTCGAGCTCCCATTCGTAATCGGGGCCGCCGAACAAGCGCCGGAACTCGTCTCGGTCGATAATCTCGCGGTCGAACAGGAAGTTCAGCACCTCGAGCTTCGCCGCGGGCGTTTGCGGGAGCCACGAGGCCGGGAAGACGCGGAGCTGGAAGTCGTCAAGCGACACCTCGCTCCACTTGAGCGGCAATAGCCCCTTCGCCATCGGGACCTGCACGGCCATCTCGCCTTCATCCTTGGCGATATCCTTTGCGATCAACATCAGCTTGCGGGCAATGCCGGCTATGGCCGCCTCGCGCTGCCTGCCCTGCGGCAATCGCCGCTCGTCCTCGATGTCGTCCAGCATGTTCAGGCCGACACCGGACGTGATGCCGGGCGGTCGCTGGGCCTGCGTCGACATCTGCGAGAAGCCGAACTCGGACAGCGCGTCGATGGGACGTTGCTGCTCGAGCTGCATCAGCATTGGGTGCACCGGGGCGGGCGTGATGGCCTGCACCTGCGAGCCCGCGCGCTTCTTGATGACAGCCACGCCGCCGTTCATGAACTTTGCGGCGGGCAAGTCGGCATTGTTGTCGACCAGGAAGATGGCTCCGCCAACGGTCCTAACGCACTCTTCCAGAGTGGAATGCCCTACATCGATGGCCTCTTGCCAGCCCTCGAGCATCTCGCAAAGGCCCATGCCGATGGCGCCCGCGATCGGGTCGCTGTAGTTCAATTGCTCGTACGGGAACTCGGGCCAGTCGAACGGCTCTCGCTCGATGCGGGGACCGCCGAGGATGACGGTGTCGTGGCATCCGTTGCACTCATGCGCGTCGTCGTCGTCGTGAGCGTCGATGTCGTCGCAGATGTGATAGGCATGCGCGAGCCGGACGCGGACCACCGTGGTGTCGCACTCGCCCTGCCACGTCCAGTCGTCCTTCGGGTCCGTAGTGGCCGCGCGCTTGATGGCGTCGCAACGCTCCTCGCACTCCTCGTCGGACTCGTCGTCCTGCTTTTTCCCGTACAGGGCGAGTGCTTTGCCAAGATCCATCGTGACGATGTGGTAGCAATTGCGCGGCTCACCGTAGCGCGCGTCCCACTCGTCAATGAGGTATTCCCACGGGAACACGCGCTCGATGCAAGCCCGATTGCGCCCGCGCCGAGCCACCTTCAAAACGCCACGTCCGAAGATTCCCGAGTCGCGCACCCATAGCGGGTCCCAGCGCTCGAAGAAGCGAATCTGATACATCGCGCCCTCGACCCACTGCGTCGTCTTCTTGCTCTTCTTTTGCTGCTTCCAATTGCCCATCGAGGTCTGGACCTTAGGCAGCGGGCGGTGCTTCGTAATCTTGGAGCAGAACGTGTCGACCGCCATGCGGCACACGTTGCGCGGCTTCGTCGATGGCGTGTAGCTGTAGTCCGAGCCGGGGGCCATCAATACGCCGCCAGCGTTGCAGTTGCCCGCGTACAGGCCCGCGTGGAAAGTGTCCGCGTCGAAGCGCCATCGGTGCCTGTCGCGTATCTGCTTCACGACGCGGCTCACCATGTCGCCGCTACGATCTCCGTCATCCTCGTCCCACCACGAGACCTGGCGCACTACGGTGGGAAGGTCGTCACTACGCATCTTCGTCGACGCGCTTCACGAATTGGCTGTTGCGACGCAGGCCCGGGTAGGCGTGGGCGAGCGGGCGGTGCTCCTTGGGCGCCGCCTCGACGCGACAG